TAATGCGACTAATCTATCAGGAGCTTTTTTCATGCTAATGTAGTATGCTAAACCAGCGGTCATACATGGAAGAAAACGAAAAGGAATTTCAGCATTATTTGTGTAATCGCCAGCGTCCTTCATACGAAGTAGAGCATAATACTTTAGAGTGTAAGTTGTATCAGCTGCAGGATATAGATATAGTCTTGGGTTTATCGTACGTTCAAAATAGTATTGAGTTGGTCTTCCGCTGGTCGTTTTAACAGCGATATTTAAATATGTTGACCTACTAATTGATGTTGCAGAAAAATCATTGTTACTTGAATCTCTTATAGCAAGATCTGTAATATCAATTATTTGTTGTCCAGCGTCTGCACCAGATCCAAATAAATCTGAACCAGTTAAATTTGTAGTGCCAGCCGTAATTGTTTTTTCTTGTAGTTGAATAGTCCAAAGATTTAATCCTCTATTAGCCCATTCTGCTAATAAAAGATTAAGAGAACGTCGTGCGGTTTTTAAGTCGTATCCACTACGTACTTGCAAACCGCAACGTTCATATGCCTCCTCAGCTATCTCATCGATACTGAGGTCAAAATTAGCTGTTGAAGCGTAAGTTGGCATCTACTTTTTCTTCATCATTCCGCCGCCACGTTTTTTAACAGCTTTCTTTTTCGCTTGTTTTTTCTTGGCCATGCCGCCTTTTTTCATAGCTTGCTTTTTCTTGCCAGCCATGCCGCCGCCCATCATGCCCATTGCCATTTTTTTTCTAGGTGAAATCATTCCACCACCGGCTTTTTTCATCATACCGCCACCACGTTTTTTGACAGCTTTCTTCTTACCAGCCATGCCGCCTTTTTTCATAGCTTGTTTCTTTTTACCCATCATGTTGACCTCCGAATATTCGTTTATAAGTTTTAGCTCTAGATACTACAACGTCTTGATAGTACCCTCTGGGCCACAACTTGTAGTACCCAGATTTATGTAGTGTATCAGAAGCTTCTTGTAATAGCGAGAACTTTTGTGCCAACATCATTGAGTATTCTACGCTGCTTTCTACAACAGGGGCGTCCCCATTTGGAGTGACGAGAAATTCCTGCTCCTCCTCGTTGGCTGGGTTGTCGGGATGAAAACCCATAAAAAATATATCCTTTTTATTGTACCAATTATTATACTCATCTATGCAATCCTGAAAACCATTAAGAGAATAATTAAAATATGGATCACAAAATATCAATAGATCTTGAACGTCAAAATCAATTTTTTTTAAGTGATAGTTTAAAGATGATTTATACCATTTATGTTTAGCTTTTACTTGTACTACTACCTTATTTTGAGCCCAACTTCTTTTGGCAAAAGGACAAGCAGGCATTCCGCCCAAGTGAACATTTGGGACCTCTAGAAAATTTAAAGACCATTTACGTACGTCTTCTTTTATTTGTTTTTCTAATTGCATCTTTGCCTTTCTTAAAAATACTAGCGACTTGCGACTTACCCATAACCTTAGCTCTTTGTTCTCCCACTGTTAATATTTGTATTTTTCTAGCAAAAGGTTTGTTTACTCTTTTAACTTTCGCTACCGTTGCTCTAGCGTCTTTAGGAGTTGCGAATTTTATACCAACGGTGTCTTTTGGATTCTCGTCTGTATAAAGACGACGACCACTACCTTTTGGTTTTTTTCCTGTTCCTACTTTTGGATCTTTTCTTTTTTTCAACACCTTTTATTACTCCTTTGTTTTTCGATGCATAAAAAACTGCCTCGGCTTCTTTACCATAAGTCTTTTTCATAGACTTCATTATCTTTTTTCCTTTCTCGTTTAAAGGCATTAAAACACACCTTTAAAATCAAAACCTCTTACTGCAGCTCCTGCACGTCTATTATTAGAAACTAAACCGCCCATAGCTTTTTTTGTAAATGTTTTTACATTAGTCGGTTTGCCACCAACACCTTGTGGTTTAGATCTTTTTCTGGATACTGCCGATCTTCTCTCTCCTTCAGTCATTCTTTGTGCTTTTGCTAAGGGAACACACTTTGGATATTTACGTTTTGCATCAGCTTTTTGTTTTGACCTGCCACACTTGGCAAAGCCCCCACCTTTTTTCTTGGATCCTATGTCAACCCATTTTTGAGCAAACCATTTTTTTAAACCATTCTTAGCCATTAGCTAAACTTTGTTATTTTTCTTTTGCCTTCCATTATGGCACCACAGGCTCTAGCCATACCACCTTTATTCATATTTGAAACTTTCTTACGTTTTTGTGATATAGTATTAAAATCTATTACACCACCCATGGCTCTTTTAGGACCTTTAAAATCTTTTCTCTTAACACCACTAGGATCTTTAATTTTACCTGCACATATTTTTGAAGCGTATGCGTTAGCATATGCACTAGGATAAACTTTAAATTTTCTCTTAGCTGCTGCTTTACCTCTAGGACATAATTTTGTCATGATTTTCTCGCTGTTTGTTTTGCTCTTTTAAAATTAGCTGCTGTAGGTGCACCCTTTGCACCTTTCTTACGCATTTTTTCACCACGTTTTCTTTTAGCATGAATATTAGCATACAAACCTTTTCTCATCCTTGACCTCTATATTTAACGTATTGACGTCGCTTATTTTTGTTCTTTGGCCTACTGCGTGGAGAACGCCCTATACTAGTTCTTTTTTTAACTGGTGTAAAGTATTCGTTTTTTGGTGGTTTTGCCATTATTTACGTTCTAAAATCTTTTTTATTTTAAGGACACCCTCTGAATCTGGTTCTAGTTCTGCCACTACTTGACCACACTCATAGCGAATAACATTTGTTCTGTTATCTGCCAGGTTGCGCTCACTTTCTCTCTTTACCTTGAGGCAGTGAGATAAACCG